GCTGTTGCTGGTGCTCAGGTTAATATTGGTGATGTTTGGAAAACAATATTTTGAATAGGTGATGGAAATGGAAAAAGAAATTGTGAAGATCAAGACTTACAAAGGCAGGATCATTACTCTTGCCGTGAACGAGAAGAGCGACACCCATATTTCTGGAATCGACAAGTTTGGTGAGCCTGTGATCTTGCCTTTGGCTGAGATCGATCGGATGCTCCCGATCGCTCGAGGTGATGCCGTATGAGACAACGCATAGTTACAACTGGTACCAGGGATAAAGATAAAAAATCACGGTTGATCATTAGCTGCTTGGAGGGGTACCCTGAAGGTCTCCCGCCATCGATGATCGCGTTCAAGACGGGCTTAAACGTGAATACTGTTAAGTCACTACTGCCGCGGACGAAAGGAATCAAGAAGAAGTTGCGCGGCTTGTACATAGTTGTTAAAGGGGGGGACGGTGCCCCCTTGTCTGTTGATCTTTTGGATTGGAATTTTCATAATCTTATCTTGACTGCGCCTGTTGTTGAGCATCTTGATGCTTCTCGTGATTTTGATTTTGGTTTAGTGAAGGCGTCGTTGGATGTATCGGCGGCTGGTAAGGCTACTTTCCGTGTCTCGTCTGACCATCCTCTTAATGTTTCTTCTATTGCTTTTGTTGCTGGTTTTTTTGCTGAGGTTGCTTCATTGAAGTTCGATGAGATCAGCGTCAGTACTGTTGAGTTCAATCATGATTATCGTAATTTGCGTCTTGATGGTGTTAAGAGTATCACTGTTGATAATTTGATTACTCAGTTTAAGGCTTATCAGAAGCGTCATGGCTTGCGTTTGGAGCATAAGATGAAGGTTCCTTTGGCTATGGAGAACGTCGTCGATATCTTGTCTAATCAGCCTAATACTGTTGAGTTGAATGTTAAGTTGTCTCAGCAGCGTGAGTTGATTGAGAAGTTGATTGTTGCTACTGATCGTCAGACTGAGTTGTTGTATGCTACTATTGATCGTTTGCGAGGTGAGAGAACATGACTGCTGATGGTGATTGTCAGGTTTGTGGTGATGGTCCTTGTAATTGTGATTATTGCTATTGGAGGAAGCGACGTGATGAGGACTGGGATAATTGGTGTACGCCTATATTTTAGTTAGCCGCGCGGTGTGAGGGGGCTTTCGGGCTTAATCGGCTCTGCGCATATAGAACTTCCGATTTGTTCCAAATCGGCTTTATCAAGTTGTATATGCTTGCCGACGGCCCTACCCCCTCTCCGCGCGTGATCATGATTGAAGGTCGGTATCTAACTATGAGATACCAACCAATGAGCTGGTGCTCGGAGGTGTCGATGATGACACAAAAGAAGCAAGAAGAAGTAGTTGCTGAGGAGAAGCAGAAGTACGACAATGCTCCCCGTATGGAGACCAAGGTGCGGTTATCAGAGGATGGCAAGTGGCTCATCCACAAAACGACCATCACGAGCTGGACTCATATCAACTACCTGAAAAAGATAGGAGTGACTGAACAATGATCGTGACTGAGAACTGTGGGACTTGTCGTAAAGAGTTCCTGGGCGAGAGCAGAAATGAATTTCACTTCTGCTCTAAGAAGTGTGAACTCAAAGCCCTTGAAAGGTTCTCAAAGAAGCTCGATCGAATGGAATCACGGGTTGCCGTGAAGAATGGCATTATGGGCTCGCCTTGAGCCTCTTTTTATTTGCTCGCTGTGAGGAACAAACATGACCAAGGAAAAGCTTGAACGGGTGCTGTGGAGGTTGAGATCACGCCACCCTGGAAGAAACAGTATCACTAATGATGAGCTTGCTCGTGCGATCATGAGTGAGATCGGTACTGACCGAAGGACTATCAGTGCTAACCGCAAGGCTATGTTGAAGCTCAAGTTGATAAAAATACAGAACAAGAAGAGAGTGATCATCACTGATATAGATATAAATGGTGACTATTGATGAGTACACGCGCTGTTGATGTTCCCGGCCCTGGGCCGATTGATCTCTCTTGCTCCCCTTTGTTGTCTTGTCCCCCCCAATCCCTAACTCGGGACGACAAGCTGATGACATCGCAGCTTGTCACTTCAGTCAAGTTGCTTCCGGGAACAGGGTGTGGTGGGCTTTGCTCTTACCACCACACTGCTTTGGCAGTTCCCCTGTTGTCCTCACCACCGTGCCTGAGTTGGGGGGGTATGATCTTGCTTGCTGTACCGCTCCCCCCCCTCCCCCCCTCCCGAGGGGGGGTTTGGGCGCGCTTTGGGCGCGCCCAATGCGGGCGCACTTGCGCGCCCGCTGTGCATCGTGAGTTGCCATTAGCGAATCTGGATCTTGGTTGTTTGGGTGGTTGGGGTGGAGTCGGAATGATTTCGTCTAGTTTTTGTGGGGTGTGTTCTTGACGACGTTTAGGTGGGATCCGTGGCAGGTTGCGTTGATCAAGAAGAAGGGATCGGTGTCTGCTCGTTGTGGTCGTCAGACTGGTAAGAGTACTGCGTTCGGACGACGCGCTTATGAGAATCTTATTGATTATCCTGGTTGCTCGATGTTGATGATCGCGCCCGCGCAGAGGCAGAGTTCGGGTTTGTTCCAGAAAACTTTTGGTTGGTTGGAGGAGAAGAACGAGAAGGTGTTAGCTGAGGCTGGTGGTTGGAGTGCTGATCCTGCTCTTGGTTGGAAGGCTAACCAGGAGGCGAGGAGGCGGTTCGAGTATGATCATGGGATCTATAACGAGCTGCCTACCAAGACTACTATCATACTCAAGAAGGATTTTTCTCAGCCTCAGAGCCTTAAGAACAAGGGATCTGTTCTTGTTGCTTTGCCGGCTGGCAAGACGGGTGTGTATCTTCGGTTCTTGTCGCTCGATTTCTTGTTCATCGATGAGGCTGCGTTCGTTCCTGATGTCGTTTATGATACTTTGAAGCCTATGTTGGCGATCAGTGAGATGGAGCGCGGTCTGGGTTGGGAGTGCCTGTTAAGTACTCCTTTTGGCAAGGGGGGCTTCTTCTACGAGTCTCAGCACAACGACGAGTTCACTCATTATCATGTCAGCGCGGAGGACAGCCCTCGTTACAGCAAGGATCGTCTGCGCAAGGAACGCAAGCGTGTTTCTAAGGCTCAGTATGCTCAGGAGTACTTGGCTGAGTTTATTGATGAGTACCAGCAGTATTTCCCTACTGCTTTGATCAAGGAGTGTATGACGTTGATGGAGTGGAATCGGAAGGATCATGCTGTTGTTGGTGCTTCTTATTATCTTGGTCAGGATCTGGCGCGTATGGGGGGTGACGAGGTCGCTAACGTGATCGGTGAGTTGTCTCGTAAGAAGTTACGGGCTGTTATGTGTCTCACTAGGGAGCGTGTACGGGCTACTACGACGATCGGTGAGACTGTGGTTCTTGATCGCGCTTGGGGTTTCAAGCGTATCTTCACTGATAGTGGTGGTCTTGGGGGGCCTATTGTTGATCTTATGCAGGAAAAGCTCGGAAGACGCAAGGTTATCGGCCTGGATAATGCCACTCAGAGGATCCAGGTGCAGGGTGAGGAGAAGAAGCGGGGGATCTTGAAGGAGGATCTGTATGCCAACGCTCTGATGTTGATGGAGACAGGCAAGTTGGAGCTGATCAATGATCTTGATCTGCTGCGATCGCTCAAGTCGATTACTTATGAATACAGTGATAGTGGCAAGTTCTTGATCAAGGGATCCTATACTCACTTGACTGAGGCTTTGGTGCGTTTGTGTTGGTGTGTTAAGGAGCGTGGTCTTGGAATGTACATATTCTAAACTATTAGTTGTTCTTCTCAACGATAAGTTTATATAATAGTTGTCCTAGAGGTATCACTATGGTTGATACCGGGATCTTCGCATCGACGGCTGAGGTTGAGCGTAAGGCAGGGGATGGCGCGAGCGCGACGAGCAAGGACGAGGCTTACGTCAATGATTATATGACTCAGGTGGAATCTCGGATCAACGCGGTGTGTCGCTTCAACTATTCTGATAATTATGCTGCTCTCAACGCTGATGTCAAGGGGCTCCTCAAGGAGGTGGCGAGCAACTTGGCCGCGATGTATGTGATCGCGTATGATATGAGTGGCTATGCGAGCAGGATCGCTGCTGAGGATCAGATTAACACTCTTCGGGATGGTGCGCTCTTCGGGTTGAGTCTCTTGAAGGACAAGAAGCATCAAGTATTCATCAACAAGGCATGAACCATGGTATTCGATCACGATTACGTCAATTATCCGGAGCTGACCAACAGCCAGTTATCTACGTTTGGGTTCGATAGCCCTCATGTTCAGATAACCGAGGATTTCGAGGCCTTGGTTGTCAAGGTTCATGACGCTGACACCGTCACTCTCAGGGTAGAGTTCCGTGATTTTGATTTCCCGATCAGGCTGTTAGACATCGACGCTCCCGAGTTATCGGAGGGTGGACAGGAGGCTCAACAATGGCTAGAATCAAGATTGTTATCAAGACGTGTGGATATTTTGATCGACTCGTCGCAGAGGGTTGGCAAGTATGGTCGGCTTTTAGGGAGAGTGTTAAGCGATGGGTTGGACGTTGGTGAGGAGATGCTCAACCTGGGGCTTGTGTTTGAGTTCGGCAAGAAGAATGAGGAGATGATCCCTGACATCAATGAGATCCTGAGGTTGGAACAATGGGTATGAGGAACATCTTCCCTCGTAGGGGTTTGGAGCAGGAAACTGGTTTGTTGTCTGAGCGTTGGGGCCAGGACGGCAGCACGTTGTTGAATTTGTTCGAGTTGACTTTGACTGCTGATACGACCATGCACACGGTGACCGCTGGTAAAACTGCTTACATAAACCAGATTATTGTGAGTGTTGTCAGTGCTACTGCTAGTGATGGGTTGACTATTCGTGATAATGCCACGAACAAGTTCAAATTGCAATTAGAGGTTGCTTCTATTGGCGAAACTTTTGTCATTAATTTTTCTTCTCCTTTGAAGTTCGAGACTAGCATTGAGGCTATTGAGAGTGGTGACATTAGCGTCCAGTTGACGATGGTGGGGTGGGAAGAGTGAAGATCTTGGAGTACGAGGAGGTCGGCAACACGATCCTGGTGACTACTGATAACGCTGCCCGTCCTGTGTTTGCTTATCCTGCTGAGAAATTTAGTAGAGTTGATGATTTGAAGAAGGAGATCAACAGGAGCATTGCGCGCGAGGAGAAGAGGGACGCTCGATCGAAGAAGGATAAGTTGATCAAGGACTTCAAGGAGAAGGGGATCAAAGAGAAGGTGGGGCCATAATGGCTGAGACTGACATCGGTAGCAGTGAAGCCAGCGATTTAGCTAATGCAATGACTTCTTACAGTGTTCCCGCTGAAGCAACTGAAGGCGCAAGCGGCCATATTAATATTACTTATCAAAATTCTGACTGGGAGCAAGATTATGGTTACTACTTGCAGATCCCTGAGTTTAAGCGCGCGGTTGATACCAAGGCTTTGTGGACGATCGGGGCTGGCTTTGAGGCTGACGAGCCAACGACTATGTTGTTGGACACGATCAAGGGGAATGGCAAGGACAGTTTCAACAGTATCATCAAGAACATGATCAAGTGTAAGACTATCAGCAAGGACAGCTTTGCTGAGATCGTCCGCGATAGTAAAGGGATCTTTGTGAATCTCAAGCCGCTTGATCCTGGTAGCATTAAGATCGTGCAGAACCGGAAGGGGCGTATCAGTGGTTACAAGCAGGTGACGAAGATCACTGGAATCAGGCGGCTCTTCAGAAGAACTAAAACGACTGATTTTGATCCTGATGAGATCTTCCATTTGTCTCATGATCGCATCGCTGATGAGATCCATGGCACAAGGATCATTCTTTCCTTGAAGTGGCTGATCGATGCTCGTAACGAGGCTATGGCTGATTGGAGGCGTGTCCTTCACCGTAACATTAGTCCGTTGATCATCTGGCATCTTGATACTGATGATAAGGATGAGATCGCGGCTCAGAAAGCGAAGACTGATGCAGCTACGGCTCTGGGTGAGAATATGTATATTCCTAAGGGTACGGTTGTCCCTGAGGTTTTGTCTACTGCTCAAAATGCTACTATGAATCCTTTGCCTTGGATCGAGATGTTAAAGGATCAGTTCTTCCAGGCGGTTAATGTTCCTCAGATCATCACAGGTAACGCGAAGGAGTTCACCGATGCCAGCGGCAAGATCGTGTATCTGTCTTATGAGCAATCTGTCAAGGAAGAGCAGTTGTATATTGAGGAGCAGGTTCTTGGTCAGCTTGATTTGAAGATTGATCTGACGTTCCCTGCTACTTTGCAGAATGAGTTGATCAGTAGCCGTGAGCAGGATCCTAATCTTCAGGCTTCTCAGCCTAATGATACGACTGTTGAAGTGGAGGGGAAAAAGTGACAGGTACGGGTGTCGAGATAGATCTTCTTGCATTGATCGGATCGTATGGTTTCCCTATCGTGATGTGTATGTGGTTTATGATCCGGACTGAGAAGGTGATCAGAAACAATACTACTGCTCTCAATAATTTCAACGGGAGGATCCGATAATGGTTAATCTGGTCAAAGGCGGCAGTAACGCTAAGGGTAACTTCCAGGATAAACGTAAGAAGCCTGTGAAGCCTCTCTCTGCTCGTGGCAACACCAAGACGACACCTTCTTCTCCTACTCGTGAGAACGCTGCTAAGCTTAATACTCAGTCACCTACTCCACCACCCGCCTCTGCTCCCCCTACAAGTTCTGGCGGTAGTGGTGGAACCATCGGCCCTGCTTCTTTGAGTGAAAAGAAAGGGTTGATCAGGAGTCGGTTGCCTCATAATCAGTTACTTCAGGGAGCGATAGAAGGGATCACTGCTTCTAATGATCCCAGTCGTGACATTCAGACTTTGCCTGCTGTTACTGGTTTAGGTATCGGGCTTGGCGCAGTGGCTGGCGAGGCTGCTGGTCTTGGAAAGGCTGGTAAGGCTGGTCGTGTGACGAAACAGGTGGCTCAGTCCAAGCTGGTCGCTGGTGGTATTGAGAAATTGCTCGAAGTGGGCAAGTACAGCCGGCCAGGTGCTTGGTCGAAATATGCTGACGATGCTTTACAAGCTGCTCAAAATGCTGGTCGATCGGGAAGTCTCTCAAAGGTCACCACTAACTCAAAGGTTATCGCTCAGACGAAGAAGATCCTTCAAAACAAGTTTAGCAAGAAGGTTATGTTGGGTGCTGGTGCTTGGGCTGGTGCTGTGTTCCTTGGTAAGTGGGGCCAGGCTGAGAGTTCTGAGCCTATGAAGATATACAAGAACAAGTATCTTGTTCCTTATGCGATGGAGACTGGTGACTGGAGTTATGTTGATGAGGCTAATGAGATCGCTGATGAGCTTATTGATCAGGAGTGGTGGAAGGATGTCGCTCTCTGGAGTCCTATCAGTCCTTTTGTTGGGATCCCTTTGAAGATCAAGGGTGCCGCTGCTGCTCTCAGGGTTGAGAAGAAGTGGGAGGCTGACATTAAGATCCAGCAGGAGACTGGTGAGAGTGATGATGATAAGTATGCTCGTATCAGGCAGGAGCAGCTAGATGCTGATAAGGCTGCTGTTGATTATTTCAATCAGGAGAGGAAGAAGATGCTTGAGTTCCAGCGTCAGGCTGAGGTTGATGCTCGCAACGCGGATGCTGTTTTCTGGGCTAAGGAGCGCAGGAAGCAGGACAAGCTTGAGGAGAAAGAACGTGAGGCGATCGCTGACTTTTGGAGTGCTTATCACAAGCAGGAGCAGGATTTTATTAATGCTAACAGAGCCAGTGATTGGAATTATGGATCGAGTAGCCTGAACTTTGGGCTGCTCAAATGAAAACGGAGGAGATAGAAATGGACGAGAAAACAAGAGCGCATTTCATCGCGCAGATGGTGAAGACACAGAACGAATTTGATAAGCTGAAGGCGATGGTGATGGACACGCCAGCCGAAGAGACTATTTCTGAGGAGGTCGTCACCATGCAGGAGATCGACGAGACTCCTATCCAGGAGCAGCCTGTGCATGAGCGTCCTGGTGGCCACGAGTTTATCTGTGGTTGTGGCAAGAAGGATACTGTTCCTTTCAAGCCGAAGTATCAGACAACGCTATATTGCCGTGAGTGCTACAAGAAACGAGGATGATGAACATGACAGATGAACCAACTGAACAACCACCAGCTCAGCCACCTGCTGAGCAAGTTGCTACTGAGCAGCCTGAGAGTATGATCGATCGATTGAATAGTGCTGTTGATCGTCAGGAGAAGGCTACTGCTGAGTTCGCTCGTGAGACTAGCAGGCGCGAGGCTCTGCACGTTGAGGAGACTCTTGGCGGCAAGGCTGACACGACTGCTCAGGTGAAGAAGGAAGAGACACCGGAAGAGTATGCTGCTAAGGTGATAGCTAATGACACCGAAGAATGATCTTGGTGTCAAGATCGGTTCGCCTGGTGAAGTGATCTGGACTAGCGTGCTCAAAGAGGCCAAGATTTTGCTTGAGGAGTCGGAAAGGAACATCGTTATCCAAAGGGGGATGATTAAGCTGGCAGAATCAGAAATTAAGACCGAAAAGGCTTTGTTTTTAAAGAAATAGGCAAAGCTTTATATAATATTGGCCCCACAGTACTGTTATGGCTCTTGAAGCAACACTTGTTTTTGAAACAGAGTTACCTGTTCCTTTTACTTGCGCTGATGGTACTGGTATTGCCAAAGGGGCAATTCTTAAGATCGCTGATCCTATGACTGTGAGTGTCGCTGGCACTGACAACGACCGGGTTATTGGTATCGCTGCCGAAGAGAAGATTGCATCTGATGGTAAGACTACGATCGGTGTTTACATGGGTGGTATCTTTAAGGGCACTGCTGGTGCTGCTGGCGTGACTGCTGGTGATTATTTGATTATTGACTCTTCTACTGGTGATGATAACGAGATTGTTGTTGCTGATGCTACTAGTGCTTATATTCTCGGTATGGCTTTGGAGACCGCTACTGACCTACAAACTTTCTTTTTCAAATTAATACCATGTTCGGGGCAACCATAAAATGGCTGATACATCTGGTGAGCAGGACATCCGCGGCATCAACATTGACAAGCTTGCCAAGGGCTTCGCTGATGAGGCGAACATCTTCAAGAAATTTGTCACTCTCTCTAAGACTAAGGCTCGTGAGATCCGTTGGTATCAAAAGACCAGTGGCTTCTTGGACTCCGTGACTACGACTGGTATTACAGGCAGTCAGATTTCTAATGTTGCTGAGAGGTCTCGCCCGACTGTTGTTGAACAATCTTGGACTAGGCAGACTTCTTATGTCAAGAAGTATTTTGTTGAGTCTCCTACGATCTCCACTGAGGATATCAAGGACTCTGACATTGACATCCTCGCTACCAACGTGAGGGACTTGGTTCGTGCTGTTGCTCGCAAGGTTGATCTGAGGATCTACTCAGTCTTGACCGAGGCTGCTGCTGCTACTCCGACTGTTCCTAATCCTACAACTGTGAACACGACTGCTGCTGTTGCTGATGGTTGGAATGATACCGCTACTGGTAATCCTATCAAGGATATCCTTGTTGGTAAGCGTAAGATCCGTCAGGCTTCTTATGATCCTGAGGGATCCATCTTGCTGATGAATCCGATCGAGCATGAGTTTTTGCTTGACTTCTTGATCAGTGTGAAAGGATCCTCGATCCCTGGCTTCTCTTCTGAGAAGGTCAAGAGTGGTGTTGTGATGGAGATCCTCGGCACGAATGTCGTGGTTTCTGAGAACGCTACGACTGATTATGTGATCCAGTGGGTTCCTTCTCGTGCTGCTACTTGGAAGTCTTTCATGCCTCTGAAAAGTGTGGTTATGAATGATCCTGGTATTGGCAAGAAGATCCGTGTCTGGGAAGAGGGTGAGTGTTTGCTCACTGATCCTCTTGCGGTTCATGTGATCACAGATACTACGGTGTAAGATTATGACTCTTGAAAACTGCAAACGATTGCTCGCTCATTACGAGAAAGCAAAAGAGGATCCTGAATTGTCTACTCGTGCCAGGCACAACATGACTGTGGCTGCTGCTGAGATGAAGGCTCGAGTAGCCAAGAAAGAAGGTATGCTCCCTAAACCTGTTGAGGTGAAGCCTGTTGGGGAGAAACCAAAGGGATGAACCTATTCTAGCTCACATCACTGACAGCACAGCTACAAATTCTTCTGATCAGAAGGCACCTGTGAATGCTGCTCTGGTCGCATTGGAGGAGACCTATGTGGTCTTGAAGGCATAATGGCTGTTGGTGATATCACTTCTACAACGACCAGTTACGCTACGATGGCGTTGCTGAACACTGCACTTGATGCTCTTTCTACTGGTGCTGCTACTGCTGGTGCTGACACCACGACCTATATGATCACTGAGGCGAATAATGGATCTATCTTCTATTTGACCAAGATTGTGCGTGCAGGAGCATAAAGTTTATATAGTTGGCAACTCATAATTGTTCTATGGCCAGTACTATTGGCGAAAAGGAAATCAAGACTGAGTGGCCTGTCGAGGAGGGACTCACTGCTAGAACCCAGAAACAGACAGGTCGAGTGATGAACTTGGTCGCTCAAAATTCTACTGTTCCAAGGAGGCTTACAGTTGGGATCCGATAAAACGAATAGGTTGTTGAAGTCTATGAGGCAGAGCGTGCCGAAGGTTACTCCGATCGCTACTGACATGGTGATCCCTAATCATAGCGGGAACGTGAGATCTCCTGAGTATGAGGGTGACATCGCGAACAAGAAGTATGTCGATGATAACATTGGTGGTGCTGTTGAAGGTACTGCTGTGTTGTCTACTGGTGAGGGTGGTGCTACTAAGTTTTTGCGCGAGGATGGTGACGGTACCTCTTCTTGGCAAGCTGTTCCTGGTGCTGCTGCTCCAA